GTAGTACCAATGTTGAAGTTAGCAGTGTAAACCTCATCTGCAAAAGAAGCGCCAAACGCTGTAGCTGCTAAAGAAGAAGTAGTGATTGTGGCTGCTTTAGCAATGATACGAGCAATGTTGCGATCAGACACATTGGCTAATGCGTTACCTGACTCTTTGGAATAGATAGAACGCACGTCATAGTGGTTCATTGCTTCGTCAATTTTGGCAATGAATTGAGTTGAGATTAACAAATCATCAACGGTAACAATACGCTCACCGTGTTTGATTGCATCAGCTTGAATTAATGTGCCAGCCGTGTGGTACTTTGCAGAACCAGTGCCAGTTAATGGGAATGATGCAGACTTACCATTGGAAATAGTACGAGTGCGGTGTAGCGGCATGAAGACGTTCTTTTCCTCGTATGCGGTAAGAACTTCACCAGCATATAGTTTGAGAAAGAGGGAACGATCATCACCTGTCGCGTTCATTTGACCTAATCGTGATGTTGTTTGGTCTGTTGGAAATGCCATTGTATATGTACCTATTTAAAAAAAGTATTAAGTTGTTGAGAGTTGTTCTACTCAGCAGACTCTTACTTCCTTTCCCTTAAAGATTGTCCTCCGCAGAGGGTCGATAGATACTTAGAATAAAGTTGTTGCTTCGTTAAACGAAAAAAACCCCCGAAGGGGCTTTAAGATTGCGGAGACAGAGAATCTACAGGACGTTGCTACGCGAAAGTTTCGCTGCTACGGACTGTCGATATGCAGAGTCAGTGCTGTACCTTGGGTCACGCATTGCTGCGGTCAGTTGGGCGGCAGAATCAAAGACCCCACCTGTTACGGATTTAGTCTCGCCCATGACAAGTGAAGGTTCACTTCCGTTTACAGAACGGTACTGAGCTTGTAGACCCTGAATCGCAAGATTTGCTGTCTCTATGTTTCCACTGTTTACTGCATTGTTAAACGCATCAATGGATGCTTCGGGCATATTGTCAGAAGCCCAAGAAACCATATCTTCATACGCTTCTTGTCCTCCAACCTGCTCAAAGGCTTCTTGCTGCATCTGTGTCGCTACTGCCATTTGACCATCTATGAATTGGTCAACCATAGAGCGAGGGATACCAGCTTCTAATAAAGTGTCGTAGGAGTCATCAGTTAAACCGCCAAGTTCTGCGAACTCTTGGGACAGGGCATCAAAATCAACACCTCTCTCTTCAAGTTCTTCGGCAATTTCTTCAAGCTCACCATCGTCATCTTCGTATTCATCTTCGTCTTGAGAACCTAACTTCTGTTCAAGAGATTCATAGGCCGAAGCCATATCCTCAACAGTGTTAAACTTCTCAGGGAGCCATTCGGGACGGTCAGACGCTTCAGGGTTATCAAGACCTTCGGCCTTTTCTAACATATCTAATGTGTGCTGACCGTCTTCAACGGTTTCTTCGTATGTGTTAACTGTTTCCATTTTTAACTGTCTCCAAACAGATAATTTATTTAGACTTTTTCTTGTTTAGCCTGTTTAAGTGTTCACGTAGGTTCTTACTACCTGACTTCTTAACTTCGTCTTTAGTGGCTGTCGAATAAGACTTACCGCCTTTAGGCCAAGTAAATGTCTTTTCCCCAGCATCCTTAGCTTTTCTAAATGCAGCCCCAAAAGAGCTACTTTGACTGCTAGAACTCGCGCCCTGTGTCGATTCTGAGGAAGTTTGTGAGGCATTGGTCACACTTGTAGCCGTAGCTGCGCCTGTTTTATCCTTATTCTTTGCTTTCTTAGGGTCAACACCTGTGTATCCAGCCTGACCTTTACGCCCGCCTATACCACCGCCTTTAGTGTTTTCAGGGATAAGGGACGCTAATAAAGAAGCTCCTGTAATAGCAAGACCTGCTGGCCCTGCGAACCTAGCGGCACCTTTGCCAACTGTGGCTAACCTACTGAGTAACTTACTAGGAACCTTTTTAGACTGTGGACTAATGCGATCACCAGCAGGGCCGACAGTAGATGATGAAGCTTTAACTTTTGGTTTAACTGTTGGTTTAGCTGGTGGTTTATCTGTGGCTGTCTTATTGCCAGCACCGAACTTAGGGCCACCAGTCCGTCTAACGTCAACTTTAGTCTTCTTAGGCGGCTTACCGCGAGAAGTGTTAACTTTCTTACGCCTGATCTTGTCATTAGTAGAGGGCTTGGACTCAGCACTTAATGCTTTAGCTTCAGTCTTCTTAGCTTCAGGCTTCTTAGCTTCAGGCTTTTCACTTGCTGGTTTTGCAGGTTTATCCCTAGAGTCCTTAAGACTCTGTAGAAGCTTTTGCTTTGGGCTTAGTGGTTTATCAGGCTTTAAAGTACCAGCCTTATTACCTTTCTTTAAAGACTTAACAAGTTTAGATACCTTTTTTCTAGGCTTCTTAGTTGGTGTTTTATTCTCTTGACCCTGAGCATTAAACTTAGGTGTCTTACGCTTGGCTGCTGCGTCTCTAATTTCTTTTATTAACGCTTTAGCCTTAACTTTACTTGTCTTCTTTGAAGCCGCGTCAGCCTCAATTTCAGCTATCATGCGTTTATCTGCCGCACTTAATTGTATTGCCATTAAGGTTCACCTTGTCCTTGTTTCATCATGCCTTGTGCAACTGGCCCTGCGGCTTTCTCAGCCATTGAGGACATCATCTGTTGCATCTGCTGTTGTTGAGCTTGCTGTTGTTCTGCTTGCTTCTGTTCAGGTGACTTAACTAAACCGTTAGTATCAATACCTAAAGAAGCTCCAAGACGATCAATGTAGTCATCAACATTTAACTCACGGGCTATAATCTCTTGTCCAAGCGGCTGCAAGAACTGAAGTAATTGAGCAAGCTTATTAAGGTCTTGACCACGACCTAGAGCTTCCATGCCAGTAACGATCTGAGGCTTAAGGGTGTCTTGAGGGAACTTAGGCATCTTGCCACTCTTCTCCATACGGGAGAGTAGTAAGGTCACTAAGGGGTACTGGAACTCTTGGGAGAGTATGGAGTACACACCACCTAATGCAGACTCAAGTTCTTGAGCCATGTAGCGCACTTCTTCAGCAGTAACACGTTCTGCTTTACGCTGAACTGAGCTATTCATCAGGAAGCTAAAAGCAAGTCTTTCAGTAATCTCACGGGCTGTATCTTGGGCCACACGGAAGTCGTTAAACTTTTGTAGCTGTAATACAGAAACATCGTTAGCATCACCTGCGGCTATACCACCGTTAGGGGTGTTAGCTATGACTTTTGCTTTGGTAGTACCGTTAGGTCGAACAAGAAACAGCACCTTAGCTGCGGCTGCTGAACCTTCTACAATAGCTTTGGTTAGAGTCTCTAGTGAACTTAAGTCCCCGATAAACTCTTCGACATAACCACGACCATAAGACTCCCCATCAATGCGAACCATACGTAGGGACATGAAGGGTGATTTATCCAGTGGGAAAGAACCTTTAGAACTGGGGATAATCTGACCTTCAACTTCTTGATGTACTTCCCACTTCTTATTAACACGTTTAACATTTGTATATAGATCAACAGACTTAAGCTGTGCCTCTTTATTATCTGGTTTAGTTAATAGCTCTTGGACTTCTGTAGGAAGTACCATAGGACTTACTGTTTCTTTGGTAATAATCTCTAGGACATTACCCATTGCGTCACGTTGACATACGTAACGGTCTAAACGGAATACACGAACTCCACCATCTTTGGGCATGTGAACTAGCACATTACCCGAAACGATAAGTTGTTTTAAAGCCTCGAAAACAGGCACCCGAACTGCTGTTGCTTCTACTTCGTGCATAGCAGCGCGTTCAATACGTGCGAGTGCTTCTTCTACTTTACCTCGCGCACCTTCACCACCTGCAAGACTCTGAAGATCAAAGTCATCAATAGTCAAGCGGAAGAAAGGAGCGTTAGGTGGGAGTAGGGTCATTAATAACTTAGAACTCAGGTTATTAACGCCACGCGCACCAATGGATTGGAAGGGCGTAGAATAGTAAGAAGAACCAGAGTGACCTTCAGGGGGCATTAGCGTAGGTATTGTTAATACGGCTGCTTCCCTTGCCCTGTGTAGAAAGGGTGTACGGTCACTTTCGAGTTGTGTGTATCGTTTAGCTGCTGCTCCTGTAGTTGGTAGCATAAGCTAATCATTCTCTTGTGTTATGAAATAATATTTAAGCCACTATAGCCACTGCCGCCAACACCAACGCCTTTGTTGGTAAGCTTACGTTTGCCTAGACGCTTTTTGCCCTTGTTAATGGCAAGCATATTCTTTAGGTTTGAGGCTTGACCTGTTGCACCTGCTGTACCACTTGAGGAAGCAGTTGATTGGTTTGAGCCGCCAGAACTACCACCTTCAGAAGCTTCAGTAGTCAATGCGATTCTATTAGGTGATTTTGCTTTAGGGGAGTTAACAGATGTTGTACCTTCCCTAAAATTCTGGGACGGTGGGCCTGTGTTCGGAAGTGAAGTAGGGACACGATCACCGCTATAAGCTTTCTTCATGCCTATGCGGTCTTGCTCTGCTTTCATATCAGACTGACTTACACCAGATGCACGTTGAGTTGCCCAATAAGCTTGGTTGTAACTCACATCATCATTGCGATATTTGTCTTTTATCACTGTTGATAAAATCGGAATGTTTGTGTTTTTGTTAGCTGTGGCTCTAGTCTGATAACCTGCATTGTTGACAGGCTTAACTACTTTCTTTGGCCCTGCTGGTTTGTTTTTATTACCACCACCGCCACCACTTTTGTTGTTACCGCCACCTGCTCCACACATTAGCGACTACCTCCATTACTAGGGATATTCAAGCTAGGGGAACTGGCACCACCAACACTAAGTCCTGTAGTGCTTTTCTTTCGTAAGTTACGTACACCTCGTTTGCCTTTCGACATACGTTTTCTTGCACTAGAGGGTGTCTGTTCCATATCTGATAAGTCCAAACTAGCAGGAGCTTTAGCGGGTGCTGGTGCTGTAGGTGCTGGTGCTGGTTTGGAACTGCCGAATAAACACATTGGTCTACTCCTTGTTGTTAAAATCGTCTTCGGATAACTCTGACAGTTTCTTAATGACACTCCTTTGACCCTGAAGAAACCGAAGTTCCTCAATAGTGATTTGTCGGGTTGGCATAGTGTCAGGGAATAACCTGTCGAGAGTCGCAATGAGTCCTTGAGATATACCCAAGGAATTGCCAAGTATGTTATTTCTCATAAGGGGCTTTACTGTAACGGTACGTTAAAAGGAATTAGGCACATTTAGCGTTAGTTCACGCTCTTGTGCCTTGGCTAATATTTGCTTGCGGTCTTTGTTATCTAAGTCTTTCCAAGTTGTAATCTCACTGGCAGAGCGATAACACCCTACACAAATATCGTTGTCATCTAAGTGACAAATATTAATGCAGGGTGAGGTCATCTTGCGCCCTTGTGTAAAGCATCATCGTAAGCACGACAAGCCTTTTCAGATTTATCTATTAATTTTAAATGTTCGGGGTCAAAATCTACCCCTTCGTATTCATCTGCCACGACTAGGCAATCTACACAGTCTTGACGCAAAAGCTCTAAGGCTAAACCTCTAACTTGACCCTTCATTCGTATTCCTCTTCTTTCTCTTCTTGGTATAGAACAAGGGCATTGTCGAACTCATCCCAAGAGTCAACCCCGTAGTGCATAAGACACTCAAGTAAGTGGGAGTCCCTTTCTATTAAGTTATAATAATCTTCGTCAACTTCTATACGTCTTCCCATACTGTCCCCCGTTGGTATAGTTGTATTGCGGTGTTTAAGTCGCAGTTAAAACCTTCCATAATTTCTTCAAAAGCAATCATAAACATCATTTTCTACAGTCCCATTCTTCTTCTTTACAAGCACTAGAAAGTCCACGCTTAATAGCGTCCTTTGGCCTAGTATCTTCACCTAACGGGACAGGAGACTTATTAAATAAAGCCTCCCATCCAGCATCGTAAGAGTCAGTCTTAGCTTTAGTACGAATGGGTAAACCAGTTACATCACTTGTTGCTGTGGGCATGGTGTTAACTCCTATTTAGTTTTTTAAACCAGATCAACAATCTCACAAGAGCCGCCAGAACACGCGAAGGTCTGAGAGCCTACTGTGGTGTCTTCTGCTTCATAGTCAGCAAGCTTGGCCCAATCAATAGCTTTAGGCATGAGAGATAAGAACTCTTCATACTTAGCCTGTTCGCATTGTTGGTAAGGGGCTTGTTGGTAGATATGCTCAGAGTACGGAAGGAACGAAACTCCTGACATTTCATCGAAGTTTTCGTACACATACGCACCTACTGCAATCCACTCATCTGCAAGAACATTAATGGTTACTGAGGGTTTGTGTTCACACCAATGACGTTGATAAGCTAACCAAGTGTCTAGCTGTTCAATGGCTGTGGTGTTTTCTGTCAACACTGCTTGTGCTGGGGACTTCTGAGGAAAGCTAAACACGACTGTAGTGTCTGGCTGGTGGGCGCAAGGCTCCCAAGGGATACCTTGGTCTTTCATAAACTTAGTCAACGGGTCGTTGTATGCACCACGTACTGTACGAATGTAGTATTCGCTGTGACGTGCATGGATTCCTGAAGCAGAGTTAACGAGTTGGGATACTGTTCCTGACGGTTTTACAGCAGTGATTGCCGTAGATACTGCGACACCTAACTTAGCTGCCCACTGAGCATTTACTTCTACCGAGACAGCGCGAAGACGCTCTAGTAGTCCCTGAAGATCAGGGTTAGCCGTGGTGGTTAAGGGGTTGTCCATAATGCCAGTTAGACTCACGCCCAAAAGACGTTCCTCATTGGTGTTTTCTTCCCACACTTTACGTAGGTATGGGAACTTAGTGTAAGTAGACTGTAGTGTCCCAAGGATGGTGGCTATAGCTACTTTACGTTCTAAGTCTTGTTCTGTGTCAGTAGACCGAATGACTACTTCGGAGAGGTTACAAAATTGGTAAGGTCTTAGTATTATTTCTGAACCGATATGTTCAATGAAAGTCGCAACACTTTCACCAGTTCTCTTATGAACTTCTATACGTCACCGCATAGACCAGACTATATCATCATCCAATTTTCAGGATGTTACGCTTTTCGAGCATCATTAGCTTATGCTCTACTCCTTTTCAGGATAGTCGTTGCACGTTCCTTATAACTTACGATACAAGGCTTCGCTCAGGATTGTCTCTACTAGGTAGAGGTGTTCCCTGAATTAACGCAATTTGTCAAAGTAGATTACTCTACTAAGCCGCCATTGACGGGTTGGTTCCAAACTCATAACTGGCATCACGTCTACCGTTCTTAGCAGCTTGAGACTTAGCAGCTTGGCGATTAAAGATACCACGCTCACCTGTTCCTGACTCAACAAGACTTAACCACTCACGCATGAACGAAGTGGAGTCTGGCTTAGAGGTGTAGGCGACTGAGTTGTTAGCTAGGTTACGCTGACCGTTTGACTCCCAGTACGCCCCAGATTTGGCATGACGCATACGGTCATCACTTAGGTTCGATAAGCTAATCATTGCTGATCTGCGTACACCACCGACTACAACAACCTCACCAATTTTACACATAATATCGTGAGCTTGGAGGCTGGTTAGCTTCTCACCTTGAGCCTCTTTAAACTTGGCAACTACAAAGTTAAACAGGTCTACTAAAGGTGCAGGGCCACTAGCTCGACCACCAAAAGTCTTAAGCTTTGCACCAGCAGGTCTTACGAGGCTTACGTCCCACAAAGGTATAACACCGCTATACAAAGAGGTGATTAGTGTACGTAGCGAATACGCCCAACCTTCCTTGCTGTCTGGCACCACGATTGTCTCGTCTAAGTTGATGAGGTTCATTGGTACAATGGGTAACTCGTTGACGTACTGACGCTCTACACTGAAGCCTACACCCGTACCACATAGTAGAATAAACATAGCCTCATCGAAGCTTCTTACATCATCTACTGGCAGGTAAGAACAGTTGTAGCCAGCCACGTTATCGCGGTCAAAAGCTTCACCAGAACTCATCATGGCTCTCATGCTAGGCATCACGTCTAGGTTAGTAATTGCCTCACGAATTGCCATGACTGTCTCGTCATCTTTGATCTTGGGGA